ATGTCATGGAAGCCTTACATGACAAAGACAAGGTAAGAGAAGGCGAACAAAAAATATGGCCGGTTATAGATTATGACAAACCCAAGGACACAGATGACGAGCCCGGTTTACATATATTGAAAATGTGCCAATTCGCAAAATATGATTGGCTTGCAGAGGCGAATCACGGCCTTAGAAAAGACTTTGAAGATAAGCTGGTATTATTTCCAGATTTCGATTCTGTTAGTCTCGGACTATCTGCAGAAGAAGACAATATTGAAGGCAGAATATACGATACACTAGAAGACTGTGTTATGGAAATAGAAGAACTAAAGAATGAACTTTCTATGATTATTATGACACAAACAGGAACTGGTAGAGAAAGATGGGATACACCAGAAGTAAAAATAGCAGCAGGAAGAAAAAGCAGACTCAGGAAAGACCGCTACTCCTCTTTAATTATGGCCAACATGAGTGCAAGACAGCTTGATGTAGAAAGAACAGTAAGGACATATGATCACTATGGCGGCTTTGCTAGAAAGTCTGGAGAACAAAATGATAAGGATAATGGGCCGATGTATCATGGTCCATCTTGGTTTACAGAAAATATGGGCGATATTTACTAATACTGTGTATAGTAATTTACAATACCATTATCAATACTATTGCCAAAGGAACAATATAAATGTCAGAAGATCTATACTTAACTTGGGGTGATGATGCAGAGAGAAGTAAGGCTTACGAGCTGTCTGCTGACAATGTTAATGCGTATGACGGGATACAGAAATCATATGCCTATGATAATAGAACGTTTATAGATATAGAAACCCAAAGGTCTGTAAGACCCGGTTTTAACCGCAGGGACTACAATGCATTTCGTCCGGGCGAAAGTATTCCGTCACAACAAAAGAAAATAGTCAAGATGTGCATGCAGGCTTATGAAAAAGTCGGCATCATTAGAAATGTTATTGATCTTATGGGTGACTTTGCTACACAGGGGATTACTTTAGTTCACCCTAATAAAACAATCGAAAAATTTTACCGTAAATGGTTTGAACAGGTTGGTGGTTTAGACCGATCAGAAAGATTCTTGAATTATCTCTATAGATGCGGTAATGTTCCTATCCGCAGAAGAACAGCAAAGATAAACAAGAAAAAAGAAGCGGAGCTTAAAAGAAGCACAGCTGCTCCAGATATGAAAATACAAGATATCCCGGTAACAAAAAGAGAGATCCCTTGGCGATATGATTTTTTAAATCCTCTTGCTGTTGGTATCAAGAATAAAGATGTTGCTATGTTTACTGGTGATATCGAATATGTACTTAAGGTCTCAAAGAACACAGTCAATTCACTAATGATGAATGGAGACGTAAATGGCAAAGGACGTGATTTACCAAACTACTTAATAAAGAGATTTTCTCAAGGTGAAAGAGAAATCCCTCTAGATAAAGATAAGTTTATGATGTATCACTACAAAAAGGATGACTGGAACGTTTGGTCAAATCCTATGATATATGCCATTCTAGATGACATTGTAATGCTCGAAAAAATGAAACTAGCAGACTTAGCTGCTTTAGATGGGGCTATATCAAACGTGAGACTCTGGAGAATTGGTGACTTAGACCATAAGATTATTCCTACCAAAGCCGCTATTAACAAGTTAAGAGATATCCTCGCCAGCAATGTCGGCGGCGGTACTATGGACTTAGTATGGGGTCCTGAAATTGACTTCAAAGAAAGCAGTACGCAAGTATACAAGTTTTTAGGTGCAGAGAAATACCAGCCAGTACTAACTAGCATATATGCCGGACTTGGTATTCCTCCAACATTAACAGGAGCTGCTTCTGGCGGTGGTTATAGCAATAACTATGTTAGCCTCAAAACTTTAGTTGAAAGACTAGAGTACGGTAGAGAAAAACTTAAAGACTTCTGGATGAATGAGATTAAGTTAGTACAAAAGGCTATGGGCTTTAGATTCCCAGCAGAGATTCATTTTGATTCTATTATACTTTCTGATGAAGCTGCGCAAAAACAACTTCTTGTACAACTTGATAGAGATATTATATCTCACGAAACGTTGCTTGAAAGATTTAGGGAGCTACCTACGATTGAGAAGATTAGAGTGAGAAGAGAAGAAAGAACTAGAACAAACGATGCGGGAGCCCCTAAGAAAGCAGGACCTTTCCACAATCCTCAACACAAACAGGATATGGCTAAACTTGCTCTAACCAAAGATGTGCTGGATAAGGATATGTATCTAGAAAGTCTTGGCTTACCTCCCTCAGAAGAAGAAATAGTTGAGACAAAAGACCCTCAAGAGGAACGTATCGAACTTGGTCCACCACAAGAAAACGATAATGAGCAACCTGAAAGTCCAGAGGGTGGTAGACCATTTAACGCTAGAGACCAACAAAAACGAAAGCAGAAGAGGGTTCTTCCAAGAAGTAGCGATAATGTAGCCGCAACCCTTTGGGCCTACGAAGCGCAGAAAAAAATATCAGAGTTAGTTACGCCAATGGCTTTAGCTCACTTTGACAAGAAAAACGCTAGAAGTCTAACCAAATCCGAGTTTGATCAGCTAGAACATCTAAAATTATGCATACTTACGGGCATAAAACCATTTATGGAAATAGATGCTGATGTAATCAAAAGAATCGTTGATTCTAACACAAGACCATCAGAATCTTTTAGTCTTGAAGTTGATAGCGCGGTGAATAAGTTTTCCGAAACTCAAGAAAGAAAACCGAGCATTGATGAAATGAGATATATCTATGCTTCTACATTTGCATCATTGTCCTAGTTTTTAGGCAAAAATAATCATAAAAATCTTTTTTTGTGTATTATCATGTAAGGAGACTTTATATGAAAGCATATGCACAAGAAATAAAAGATGGCCTTCAGGAATTGATTGAAAACAATACCACGATTGCGTATTGTTCACCTGTTATTTCTGAGGCCAATACACTGAGTACTGCCGCCGGTAAATACGAAGAAGACCGTGCGTTAGCCCTTAATTTTTTAGGTCTAGAAGATACTCAGGCTGAAAATAAAGAACAGATAGACTTATACTACCTAAGCTCCGTTTTAGTTAGTACCGGGTGGAATAAAAACGACGATGTTTTCAACGCAGAAGAAATGTGGGAAGCACGTTCCACTCCAGAAGACAAACAATTCAATTATATGCATAATGAAAAAGATATAATTGGTCACATAACCGCCAACTACGTTGTTGACTTTGAAGGAAACAATTTAGATGGCGATCTTTCTTTTGCAGAGGCTGGCGAACCAAAAGACTTCAATATAATTACACAAGGTGTTCTATATAAGTCTTGGAGCGATCCAGAGCTGCGAGAAAGAATGAATAATATAATAGAAGAGATTGAGGAAGGAAATAGATGGTATGTATCTATGGAATGTCTGTTCCCAAATTTTGATTACGCACTGAGAGATGAAACGGGTGCGAGCAAAATTGTAAGAAGGGAGGAAGCTTCGGCGTTTTTGTCAAAGCATCTTCGCGCTTACGGAGGAACAGGGAGGTATGAGGGTTATACAGTGGGTAGATTATTAAGAAATATATCTTTCTCTGGCAAGGGCTTGGTTTCTAAACCTGCTAATCCTCGAAGTGTCATTTTAAATGACAGTAAAAGTTTTAGTGAAAATGATAGTGAACTAGTTGCTGTTTCATCAATAAAGGAGACTAAAATGTCCGATGTTTTACAGAAACAGTTGGAGGAAGTCAAAGCTGAACTAGCTGAAGCTCGAACCAACAACGAAACTATGAAGCAGGAAATGGAAGCTCAGAAAACAGAAGCGATTGAAAGTCAATTGCAGAAGTTTGAAGAAACTATTTCTGCTAAGGATCAGGCTATTGCCGAAGTCCAAGCTCAGGTAGAAGAAGCTCTAGCAAGAGTTAAAGAACTTGAGGAAGCTCTAGCAGCTTCTGAAGCTGCTAAAGAAGAAGCAATCGCTCAGGTTGCTGAAATCGAAAAAGCTGCCGCACTTGAAAAGAGAGTTGCCGCTTTAACTGAAGCAGGTCTTGAAGGTGAAGAACTGGATGAGGCTATTGCTAAATTTGAAAATCTTGATGAAGAAACTTTCGATTTTGTTGTTGCTGCAATGACAAAGAAGAAGGCGGAAAAGAAAGATGACAAAGAAAATCCTTTTGCAAAGAAGGATAAAAAAGAAGATGAAGAAGAAGCTCCAGCCATGATGAAGAAGAAAGCTGAAGTGGAACCTCTTGAAGAAGAAGTGGACGAAGCAGAAGCTGAAGCCCAAGCAGAGGGGTTAGAAGAAGCTGTAGAAGATGAAGACATTGCAATGGCAGAAGCTATTGACGATGAAGATTCTTCTGAAGAACTTCGTTCTACCGCAAGCGAGTGGTTTGGTTCTCTTCTAAAATCAACTGCGAACCTTAAGTAATTTAACAAGGAGAAATATATAATGGCTCTTAAATCAGATAGAAATGAACTGCAGACTGACATTAGCTTCTTCATGAATGAAGTAGCTACTAGAGGTGGTGTAGTTTCAATTAGCACTGGTGGTAGTGGCGCTGCTATGGATCAAGGCGCTGCCTTGGCTACTTATGCAGCCAACGGCTCTGGTGTAGTACCATTGGGTATTTTGTTGAACGATATGGTCAACCTTGACTTGACTCGTCAACACATTAACCAACACAAAGACGAAGTACAGAAGGGTGGTAAAGTTACAATCCTTCGCAAAGGATATGTCGTAACTGACAACATTGAAGGTTCTACAACTAGCTTAGCTGGTAAACCTGCATTTATTGCTCATAGTGGTAATATCGCCCAGTCAGACATCGTTTCCGATAACGGACACACTCATGTTGTTGGTAGATTTTTGTCTAACGTAGACGAAGATGGCTATGCTAAGGTTGAAGTTAATCTACCGGGCGCATCGGCATATATCCCAGCAACCGGTGTTGTCGGTGGACAAAACTAATAATAGCTCATAAAGGAGAATAAATAATGAATATGAAAGAACGTCCTTCTGATGAATTCATCGCATTGCTAAAGCAATCCGGTAGTTCAGATAAAGCAGTGGCTATCGAAGCCCAGCGTGAAATCGCTAAGGCTTTGGAAACACCATTGCGTAAAGGTGTCTTATTCGGTGATGTTGTAACTTCCATTTATGAAGCTATGCCACTTGAACCGGGTGCTACACCTGAATTTCCACTCGACCTTCTTGCACCGGGAACAGAAAGTGAGCATATTGCTTACACTAATCCGGGTCACGGTCGTATTCCAGAACGTAGCGTCGAAGGCGATTACGTCATGGTTAACACTTACGGAATTACCAGTTCGATTGACTTCTTGCTGAAGTATGCCCGTGAAGCTAACTGGAACGTTATTGCTCGCGCAATGCAAGTTCTGGAAGCATCATTTGTTAAGAAAATCAATGACGACGGATGGCACACCCTGCTAGCCGCTGCTGTTGATAGAAACATTTTGGTCTATGATGCAGACGCCGCTGCTGGTCAGTTTACAAAGCGTCTTGTATCTCTGTTGAAGACAGTTATGCGTCGTAACGGCGGTGGTAACAGTGTTACCGCTAATGGTCGATTGACTGACGTATACTTGTCTCCAGAAGCCGTCGAAGATATCCGCAACTGGGGTGTCGATCAGCTTGACGAAGTTTCACGTCGTGAAATTTACGTGGCAGCTGACGGAGCTGCTCCTTTGACGAGACTCTTCGGAGTTAACCTGCACGACTTGTTTGAGTTGGGCGATAACCAAGAGTATCAAGATTACTTTGATAATGATCTTGGTGGTTCTCTTGCTACTGGCGACGTTGAACTAGTTATTGGCTTGGATCAAGCCTCTAGCGATAGTTTCGTAATGCCAGTCAAGAAAGAAGTTGAAGTTTATGAAGACGAAGCTCTTCACAGACATCAGCGTCAAGGTTACTACGGCTGGGCCGAAATTGGCTTTGGTGTACTAGACAATAGAAGAGTTCTCGCTGGCTCCTTCTAATACTTGTACGCTCAAGTTTGATAAGAACCGTCCTGTTAGAGATAATAGGGCGGTTTTTTTATTATT